CACGGGTATTTAATCCTGAAATATTAAAATCTGTTTGAGTTTCTTTTTTATCACGTATAAATGTTCTTAAATCATTTTCAAAAAAATTAACAGGTTTGTCAATAAACATACCACGAATGATATAACCTTGTTTTTTCATTCTTTTTGATAATTTTTTTTTTTTATAATATCTTTTATTTTTTATATATATTTTTTCATAACTATCTCTAAATATTTTAATAATATCAGAATGTTGTCTGTGTTTTTTATCTAATATGATTTTTTTTGAACGCCTTAGAAAATTATTTGATAATTTTTTACCAGATTTATCATAAACACGTGTTTTAATACCATTTATTTTAATTCTTTTCATGTATAATATAGGATTAGATTTTTTATTTTCATTTAAAACATTTTTTACAATATTATTACTCATTCCTGGATTATGTATAAATAGTAAAGAAGACTTTAAGTATGAATTTAAAAATCATTTTTATTTTATTTAATCTATATAATAAAGGAGGCTTAAAAAACATATATGTATAATATATAATGGGAGCACACAATGATATCACGTGGCTTATTAAATATTATAAAGAACACAATAGAGATACATTACTGTTTGAGAAAGAATATAAAAAAGTAAATGATATTACGGCTGATTGGAAGTGTATTAAACGCGCATTTTTATACAATTGTTTTTATCAAGAGAAAAATCATCTTAAAAAAACAAGTAATAAAAGAGGTTATTTATTAAAAAAGTATGGTAATTTTGTAATAATAAAAACAAGAACAACAAAAGAAGGAAAAGAAGAAGTTTTTAAATTTGACGTGTTAGAATAATTATCTTTTTCCTTGTCGGTAGTCGCTTTGCGACCTGATAGGAAAAAAGGATACAAAAAAATATTATCCCATTTATGGCAATAAGGATATATATATTTTATAATATATATATACTACTCGTTTTTTTTGTATCGGCAAAGCCTTATGCGTCCGAAGGACTGTCCTTTTTTTCTAAAAAAGATTTATGGAAAGTGGCGATATATTTAAATTCTCAACAAATAAATCTGTATTATTTAGAAAAACATTTCTATCTATAAAAAATATATTGACAGATGTAAATATAACTGTTTGTAAAAAAGGATTAAATATAATGGCATTAGATTCACTAACTGAAACGCTATTAGTTGATTTGAAAATGGAAAATAATAAATTTATATATTTTGAAACTCAAGAAGATTTAACATTTGGAATAAATATGCCTTGTTTTTGTAATCTAATAAAAGCAGTTGGAATTGGTGATATATTAACATTATCAGTAAGTAAAAAAAACATAAATAAATTAAATATTAAAATTACAAATGTTAAAAAAGGTTGTTCTTCACTATTTAAATTAAACATGATTGAAGTAAATAATATCACCATACAAGCACCAGATATAAAATTTAAAAATAGTATATCTGTTGAAAATAGTATTATAAATAAAATATGTAAAAATATGAGTAATATTAATGAAATTGTTAATATAAAATATTTAAATAAAAAATTAATAATGAAATGTAAAGGTGATTATGCAGAACAAGTATCAATAATTGGAAGTCAAGAAGAGGATGAAAAATTTTATGAAGATAATAAAGGAAATAATTTTAAAATATGTAATATCTTATTATTTTCAAGATGTTGTGATAATAATAATAATATAACAATATATATTAAAAATAATTATCCATTGATTATGAGCTATGAAATACCTGGATTAGGAAATTTAAAATTAGCAATCGCGCCAGTTGTATAATGTTTTTTTCTATAATATATTATGTCTAAAGAACAATCTGACCTTGTCGGTAGTCGCTCACGACCTGAAGAATTAAAAATAAAAGAAAATAATGATTTTGAAATAGAAGAACTTTTGAATAAATTGAAAATACATTATAAACAATTGATGGCATATGATATAATATCAAAAGATAAAAAAGTTTTTCTAAAAAGGCATGAAAATAAAATATTACAACAATATTTAATATTATCATTATATTTATTACAAAAACCAATGAAATTAGAATACTATAATATGAAAATTATATCAAGAGATAAATATAATAATTTAGAAGAAGAAGATAAATTAAATAAAAATTTTTTAGTAATAAAAGATAAAAAAGATAAATTATTTGTATATAATAAAAATGGAAAAATAAAAATAAGAGAAGTAAATGAAAAATTAAATAATGTAATGAATTTATTTTTGAAATATAATAAAAGAGAATATTTATTATTAAATGATTCTGGCGATAAATACACATCAAATGCATTTTCAAGAGTAATAAAAAAATTATTTAAATATGGAATAATAAATTTATCAAAAATACTAAATAACCAATAAAAACACACCAAAAACAAAATATAAAAACATCACGTTTTTTTTGTATCGGCGAAGCCTTATGCGTCCAAAGGACTGTCCTTTTTTTCTAAAAAAGATTTATGGACTGTCATGTTTGTAAAAAAAATATTAAACCAGATCCAACATATAAATTTTCAGATGATTATGAGATTTATTCAAAACACCTTGGCTTTTGCTCGCGAAAATGTATTAACGAGATTAGGTTCAATGATAAGAACAGATTAAAAGATGTATTTATTGAAGCTTATAATATACATAGGGATAATAAAAATAAATTAGGGTTAATTTAATCTTTTTTGTATCGGCAAAGCCTTATCAGGAAGCAAAGCTTCTACCGACAGTGTGCGTCCTTCGGACTGTCCTTTTTTTTAAAAAAAGATCTAAGCAGGTTTTGATACGTTTCTATGATGTTCTTCTTGTTTTAATTTAGTAAATAATTTAGCATCTGGAACAATTTTTAAAGAATCAAATTCATGAATTAAACTTTTAAAATTAGCAACTCTATTATTTCCCTCACGTGTTTTTTCATGAGCTTTTCTATGAGAGGTTAAATCGGAATGTTCTAATATTCTTTTAGTGTGTTCTTTATCAACATAAATACTATGAACAAATTTATCAAAAGATTTATCTATTTTTCTTTTGTTAAGCGGGTGTTCTTGAGCTGGAGCACTGGTAGGCTCAATACCCCATAATTTAGAATTTTCAATAAATTTTGTGAAATTATCAACTTTAGGATTTTCATGTGATATTCCGTAATTTGCTATATCATCTAATAATTTATTATTTTTAAATTTATAATGATTGTCCATTGTATTTTTTAATAATTTACCTTCAGCATTTATAGGTATTTCTTGTCTTTTTAAAAAATCTTTTAATAATATTTTTCTTTTTGAAGAATCACCAGTCATTACAATATTTTGAGATTTTGTTTCTAATGATTTTAAATTTTTTCTCAAGAAAGCAGAAAGCATTTCACTCAATTTATATATATATTCATCTTTAGGTAATTTAGGTGATAATTTATTCATAATATTTACACTAATATGATGTTTAACAACTGATAAAACTAAATTTTTCGCATCATCTGATATATGAATGTCATCTGATTGTTCATTTAAAATATCACCATCTATTTTTTTTAATTCTTCTAATTCAGGAGATTCAACAGGAGCTTCAGGAATACCAATCTGAACTTGTCTTTCAACTTTTAATATAACACCTGATTTTTCATCTAAATTATTTACTAAATTACCATTAGGTGTTCTAATTTCAATTTTAATTTTACTTAATACCATATCTTTTGTAATCTGTGAAGACCAATTATTACCATATGAATAATAAAAACTACTTGAACTATAATTTCTTAAAGCAATTGCAATACAACTCATATTACTACCACCAGCATTATATTCTAATAAATCTAAGGGTAAATCAGTATAAATTCTATAATAAGCGCTTGAATTTTGAACAGGAATACTTGAACTATTCATAAAAGCCGATTGAACTGAAAATGTTGAAGCTATAAAATTTGAATATCCTAAACTAAATTGAGATTGACCCATTACATCAGATAAATAATCAAAAAGATTATTAGAAACACCAGAACTTATAGATAAATCCGAATTTGTTGTAAAAGGTCTAACACCAAGACCTTTATAATTTAAATTATTATATAATAGGGGTTGAAATCTATTATTAAATAATTTATAACCAGTATTTAAAGGTATAAAATCAAAATAACTAAAACCTAATTTAAATGGCAATGAATTATACCAGTTGAAAGGTGTTGCCTTTATAGCCAATGTATCATCAATTTTAGTTATAATATCTGCATCTTGATTTGTTTTACGTTGAAAATATATATCATTAATAAATATTCCAGATTGACTATCATTAATACCTTTATTTTTATTACCTAATGATGATTTCATATTTCCATCTTCAGCATTATTAATATATAAATTTTTAAATCCACCACTTGTTATATCGCCATTATCAGAAGATTCTAATAAACTCGCTATTTGTTGTCCTTGATTTGTTGTTGTACCAGATTTAGCATTAAAATAATTAGCACTATGAAAAGAACTAAACTGATATTTATTAAAATTATCATTAAATGTCAAAGTAGGATTAGTAGCACCAACATTAATATAATTCATTTTATTTGTAAAAAATTCGGTAAAATCAGATGAAACCTGAGTAATTTTACCAGTCGAATCAGGGGTATCATCATAGTCATCATTTACAGCACACATATCGTTATTTATAGGAGATACATAATTATGATCGCAGAGTTGAGGAGAAAACCCGAAATATGTATAATTTTGTATTTTATAATATTGTTGATTAATTTGTTCATCATATTGATAAAAACCAATTAAATTTACAAAACCATCAGGATTACCAATAAAACTAAGTGATAAATTATTACATTTATATAAAAAACAACCTAAATTATTATCTTTAATATATTTCAATAATATATTTATATTTTCATCTTCATATATTTTATTAAAATCATATATATCACTTACATAAGAGTAAGGGTGAAATGCCATAGAACCTGTTTCAATAGGTTCGTCATTGATATATGAAGCTCTTAATTTTAATATTTGTTCATTATTGACAATTTCTCCAGTTGCAGGACTATAAGTTTTGTTTCTTGGAAAATTAACACCATTTTCAGAATTACTTTGAACGCCATCAATATTTTGTATTGAGCCAATCGTACCTTTGTATTTGTGATATAAATTCCACTGAGCCAATACATTTATATTTAATTTATCGGCAGGAACAGTAGCAGGATCTCCAACGGGATTTTCTAAATCCGAATCATCTGAGCGACCTAAATCACAATTAACATAATAATTGTGAATATCATTAAAAGCATCTGTCTTAGATTTTTTATTACCATCATATATTTTACATTTATCAAACCAATCTTTAATAATCTCTAACGAATTTAATGTAGCTCTAATATTAGTCGCATGAATTTGATTTTTAAAAAATCGTCCATATCTTCTATCTTGTTTTTCAGCTTCAATTTCAGAAAATGAAACTGTTTCAGTTATAGGACCAGCAAAACCATCAACACTTATATCATAAGTTTCTTCATCAGGATATGTATAAGCAAAATTAGCATTGGTATTATCTGAATCTTCAGTTATAAATCTTACGTCAATTAACGAATCAACATTGAATGGTTTAAATGAGGTTCTTTCAAAAACCATTGATTTATGACCTTTAATTAAATTATAAAAAGGTTTCATTAAAATACTATCATCTATTATTTCATTTTCAAAATCAGAATCATCATACGGAACTGGAAAATTAAAATTTAAAGAAGGGGTAGTTAGATTATCATCTTCATAATACCAAGCACCAAATTCATTTGTTTTTTCAAAATCTGACCAAATTTCACCAACTGAAAAATTTTCAACTGTCAAAATATTGTTATCTTGTGTTGTTGAAAAATATAATTTTTCATGTGGTATTCCATCAAATATACCATCATAACTTGTAATTATAGCTATTTCTCCTATTTCTTTCAAAAAACTATTATTACCTTTTGTAATTTTAACGAAAGATATTTTAATAGAATCATAAGTTGTAGTTAATTTAATTGGATCGTAAAAGAAACCATATCCACCAGTTTCATATGGAAAATATAAGGTTTCTTCAATATCAACAACAGTATGTGTATGTAAAATATTATTAACATCATCTTCATTATATAATTCAACCTTTATTGTACTAAATTGAGCTAAATCGCCACGTTGAGCCCAAATCATAAAACCATTGTAAGTGAAAGGTTCATTATCTTCAGTGTCAGCAATAGTGAATTCAACATAAGGAATTGTTGTTGTTGAATTTAAACCAGTTTCTTTATTATAAGTCCCAGGATAAGTAGAGGCATAATCATTAACATTTCCATTATTACATTTATGAGCGTCTGAAACTTGAGATGATGAAGGTAAATTAAAATGAGTATCATTAATTTGTGTATGATTATGAGGTCCTCTTTCATTTAATGGAACAACCATTGTAAAAAATGGATTTTTAAAAACATCTTGATCATCAATATTTTCAATAATCCAACCATCAACATCCCTGGACCATGTGCAAACACCAAAATTCCAATTAGTATTATTTATAATAGCATAATTATATTCAAAGTCATCTGTTATATTTTCAAAAGTGACGCGACCTTGATAATTACCTGAATATAAAATACTATTTGATATTATAACCTCATTTCCAACTGTTTTTAACATATTTGTTGGTTTATCTAAAACAAGTGATTTTAAATCTTTATCTGACACATATGATAATACAAATTCACTATTATTTGGATAATCTGTAATTTCTAATATATCTAAATTCCCTCCTTCATGAAATATCGGTTGAGTTTCATCTATCCCATAATTTTTATAATAAATAATATTAGTATCAGGGTAATTATCAACAGTTGGATTATAACTTGATTTAAGAAAACAAGGATAAAATATTTTATAACGAGAATCTTCACTTCCTGTATAATCACCACCGAATAAATCAAAATTTTGTCCTACTGAATTATTTAAATCATATATATCTGTCATGCTTATTAATTTAGTTCCATTTAACCACACATAAGGTTCATCAGTTGCTAAAAATGAATATATACGATGATGTTCTTCAGGATTTTCTAATGTTTCTGTGATAAAATTCGCAGGTATTGTGGTAAAACAACTTCCATTTAATGAAGATACAGTTCTAATTTTTCTATATTCATTAATAGTTTCATCATGTGTTTCTTTTAAATAAAACGATTTAGCGTTATATGTTTTTTCATCGGTTGGTTTAGTAGCTGGATATGTTTTATTTAACTGAATAGTTATTAAATCGGCAATACTTGAAGCTGGACTAAAACCAGGCTTTAAATTTATTTGAACTGTTTGTGTAAATAATTTAGGTTCATTTTTAGTAAAATTACCTGTATCCTGATCTCGCATCCAGCCTTGATATGAAGGATCAATACATGAATATTTAACATTATCAGCATAAATATAAGGATTAGCCGAAAACATATCTTTCATATATTTACATAAAGGTGGATCATTAGGTGTGACATTATAATTAAAAACAGCTGTTGATAAACAAGAACCATAAGATGAATTATTTAGAGTAATTCCACTATCAACATCAGTATAAATTTTACCATAGTCATAATCAGTCCATACATATGTTTTTGTACTTTCTTGTAAATATTTAAATGGTAATGGTAAATTATTTCTAAAATTATTATTAATATAAAATCCAACTTCAATTAACATTGTTGTATCTGTAATATCTGCCGAATTTGATAAACCAGATAATTCAATAGCATTTGTATTTGCGCCCCTTATATTCACAGTACAAAGCTCAAGATTAATTTTATCACCTGTCCTTAAAGTAATTGGTTTAATATTATTAGTCCATGATGCTTTTGAAGATTCATGTTCAATTCCATTTGCTTTTACTTCGTTTGAATTTTCGCGACTTGCCTCAATAACAATGAACTCTGTCATGTCTGTCATTATATATAATATATAAAATATTATAAATAAAAATAAATAACCATCAGGTCAAGTCGATTTTTCGGAGTTTTTGCGTCCTTTTTCGTAAAAAGACTCATTCTCCTCTATTTGGTCTAATTGTGCCATAATTGACACGTGTTTATTTGTTTTCTCATGACGAGCCACATGAGACCGACTTATTGAAGAACCACAAATACAATCAATACGTTCTCTCTTTTTTTCATTGATTAAATCCCTATTCTTTTCACGATATTTTTTCTTTGATTCTCTTTGTCTTTCATTATATGTTTTTTCGTTCTCCATTATAATATATATATATATATTATATCCTTAAATTAAACTTAACCTTGTAGGTAGTCGCATAGCGACTTAACCCCTTTTGTATCTTTTTTTCTATCAGGTCATAAAACGATGATTATATACTGATGGTACTTTTGAGCGTCCAGGCAACGCCGCCATTAGAACTATACCAAAACTCAAGATCTTTTGTTGTAGCATCAACTTCTATTTTCCACTGATCGACTCCAACTTTTACACGAGAAGTTGCACAAGTAATATGACCACTCGCATTTAAAGTAACACAAGCAACAGTTGAACTGGCATTTAGAGAAGCGATACCTAAAACGTTGATATTATCAATATCACGAACCGCATTTGCCTGTAAAAATTTATTTGCCTCAACACTCTTTTTAGCGGTTGGCTTATCAACAACAGATATTGCACCCGAAGCTAAAATAGTACAATCTCCAGACATTGTTTTTGAAACCATATCAGTACCATCAGAAATAGGTATTTGATTTGTGCTTTGAGTTGGTCTCGTATAATTTTTAATTTCAAGAGCCGAAATTTTAACATTAGATGTTGCGCTTAGATCATAAAGTAAAAATTCATCACCATCAGCAACGGCTTCTGAAGCATTAGCAGAACCAACGATAGAAACTTTAGCTCCTGCCAAAGTCGATCCATCATGTAGAATCGTTTGATCAGTGCCTGCTAAATCAGGAATAGTTAAATTACCATCAGCAGACTGATCGGTAAAAACAATATTACAGTTTTTATCATCAGCGAGTGTACCGTGAGATACGATATTATTTCCCATGTGTAATTCATTTATATGAATATCTCCATAACTTGCTTCAGCTGACATTTTTATAATATATCAATAGATATTAAAAAAAAATATTAAATGCTATCTAATCTTTTTTAAAAAAAGGATACAAAAATCATTTTAATTGTTTCAATATGTTTTTAGATTTAACTTTTAAATTTGATCTAATCTTTTTTGTATCCTTTTTTCCTAAAAAAGATTAGTTAATAGTAAATTTCGTAACAAAAACTCCACCTTCTAATTTTTCAATAATTAAATCATCTTCGGTGGCTCTAATACACCAATTTTTATTACTTAAATATAATCGTGGAACTAATACTGATCGATGAAATTTGAAGTCATCACTACCTAAGAAATCAACAAATACATTTTCACCGTGTCTTGTGGCTGAATTATTAAATATAAATTTATCTGCTGTTTCAACACGTCTATGGCTCATATATGTTTATTATATAAATAAACATAAAAATTCAAACGCCTTATTGTGAAAAAAATCAATTATTCATAATAAATACCAACTGCAAAGAAACAATCATCAGGAAGCGGAGCTTCTACCGACGAGGAAAAATAATTTAATTGATATTATTAAATCAATTATTATATTTTTACTTTTAACTATGTCATATCTTACATGTGTTCTTCTTTGTTTTTTTCCATATTCATATATTTGTCTATTTACATCAATTTGTTTTAACCTTTGACTAATTTCAATAGAATTTGATTCCAAAACGTTAAGTGGAAATAGTTCCATAAATCTTTTTTAGAAAAAAAGGACAGTCCTTCGGACGCATAAGGCTTTGCCGATACAAAAAATCATAGGACTTTCAAAAATGTACTTTTAATATAATTTTAATACACTTTTAAATACATCGCGTGATTTTTGTCGTGCTTTTTTTTTCAGGTCGCAAGCGACTACCGACAAGGAAAAAGCGCTATGAGTAGTTTGTTGATACACCACCATTTTTTAGTGCTAAAATCCTTTCAACACATATAAATGCTCTTTGTTGGATTGATTGAAATCTTTCGTTTGAATATCCGAAAGTATAATTAATTTCAACAGGAACAGACCCTACTTTAATACCAGCATTAAATGTATTCTTTTTAGAAAAAGACATATTAATACCTAAAATATGATTAGATCCTGCAAGTTGAGTTTGAGCTGTTCCTCTAAATTGAGAACTTGTAAATCCAGAAGATAAATTATCAACTGTGTTATTATCCACAGCTCCTTGAACTGAACTTACAGCATCATGAACCTGTCCATCGCAAGAATAAGCAGAACTTGGAATATAAGGAGCGATTGCGTAAATATCGGTAAGTTCAGAATATAGCCGAGATGCAGATGTAATTGGACTATTAAAATAATTAGTGTTATTTATTACTATTTGTAATTCTTCTGGTCCTTGTGGTCCAACACTTGCATATCTTCCACAAATTTGATTATATGGCTGGTCCGCAACAGCGTCATGATTAGCCATTTGATTATGTAATAACATATATCGTACTCTTAAATTAGATAGACCAATATTAAATCTAAAATTTTTAGAAGTAATAGTTCCCGCTCCTGGTCTTGTTGGAGGTGTCATTGTATTCATAACGGTATTAAAATCACCATATGAAATTACTATACCACGATCTGTCTGGCTTTGATTCCTTAGACTTGCCATAACAGCTTCATCAAAAAATAGATGGTCCGATACAAATTTAAAATCAGTTTTGTCAATTAATACTTTATCAGCAACATCTAGTGTCCCATTAACAGCGCTCGCGCGAGGTCCAGTATGAATATTACTTGTAAATTCAATATCTAAAACAATATTATCATCAAGTAAATAAACAGGTATCATATCCATAGATAATTCAGGGAATAATTCAGATAATTCAATAGAAAATTCACTTCGTCTCGTAACTCCCGCCGCATCAGCACCATTTGCTAATTTATATTTATCTGCTACATTTTCATTGCTTTTCCCAGTCGCATGTTCTGGAGAATATGACAATACACCTGTTTTATCTCCAGCACCCAAACCACTAATAGCATATTCATAAATATTATTACACCCATTAACAATTCTTCCTCTATTACGTCGCGTTTCTTGTTGAACCCAATTTTGACGAATACTCATTAAGTAATTACTATCAATAGTTTGAGCTATATTTACACCTTGATGAGATAATGTCGCGTTTTTTATAATACTATAAGCACCGCCCATCATTGTCAAATTAGTATTTTCAGTCGATCCGTATAGTGACATAGTAATACGACTGCCAATATCTAAAATGCCAGAATTAGGGATTTTAAATAAAGCATGTCTATCATTAATAGTGGCAGGATCAAGAACATTTGATTCAACGCGAATATTTTGACCATCAGAATCAGAATTTAATAAATTTTGTATTTCCGCATTATAGTCAGCCATTTTATAATATTAAAAAACATATTTTTTTTAATATCTTAACACGCTTTTTCCTCGTCGGTAGTCGCAAAGCGACCTGAAAAAAAAAGCATGACAAAAAGTTTTAATATATACGAAAACATATCCTTAATATATCCTTAATGTACAAAATGATTTTTTGCGTCCTTTTTTTTTAAAAAAGACTTAGGAGACAGGCTGGATGTTTTGGTTTGATACATTTAGTTGTTGATTAGATAACGTGAATATATAAGAACTATTAATACCAGAACCATCAAGACCAGATGAAATTCTTGTTGTAAATACAGAGTTTTTAAATTCAGAACCAATACCAGAATTAGTTTTGTCAAATCTTACACCAACACCATATACATTTTTACCTAAATCTTCAGTTCCTGCATTTGCTTGAGTTCCTGCGTTATTAATATTTTCAGAAATTTCACTTAACATACTATTGCGAATAGTTTTAAAGGATTTAACAGAATCAACGAATTCACGATATAAATGTGCCGGAAAAGCAACATCAAGAACAGCATCGCGCTCTTCAACTGAATATTTATTTGGAAATTTAAGTGCATTTCTTAGATGAGAATAAGAATTAATTTCAGCATCTGTTCCCGCTCCTAATTTTAATTTAGTTGTTTCAAGACTATCTTGTGCATAATTATTAATAAAACTTGAAGGAACGAAATTTTGAAATACAGACCTAACACTTGATAAATTAAAGTTTGTCGATTTTTGTGTATCACTCGCCACAAGTATTTGACTAAATGAATTATATGCTGGATATAAAATAGGATCATTAGATTGAGGCATTGGAGAGGATAAATCAACAGAATTATATGTCATAGATACATTAGATATTTCATAATATACACCAGCTGTTCCTTTAACAACAAATGAACTTGGTGCTAAATTAAAATCCAATTTCATTCCACCAATAGCCATAAGATTAAGTGCTTCTCCGTTCTTAAAAATACCAGCATCAATAGGTAAAGATACATCTTTTGGTAAAATAGAATGAGCTTCTTGAGCTCCGATTTGTCCATATGCTTGATACAAAGAACTTAGTTGCGTTTTATAACCATCAATAGAATTTGTCAATGGTAAAGTTGTTGCCATTAATCGCGAAAAATCTCTAATTTCAGCAATAACTTGATTTGAGAAATTACGAATACGAAGAGATTGAATTAAACAATTTAGACCAACTCGACTATTTGTTGTGCCAACTTCAGCACCAGATGCCGCATCATTTGCACCTCCATTGGTTAATATAAGATTATTATTAGGGTATCTATCACCTGTTGATTGTAGTAATTTAAACCTAAAATTTAATCGTGCAGTCGTTGTGTCTAATAAACGATCGGTAGGTGCTATTTCAAAGCTTAATTGAGGATTTCCGTTTTTAAAACTATAAACGGCACTGCTTCCTCCATTTACTGGATATATTTGCGATTTACTTATTCCTATGATTTGAGGTTGTGCCATATTTTTATAATATATATATATATATTATTTAAAATAATAAAACTTTTATCATTGTACCATAATTGGATTTTCTGTATCTTTGTTCAAAGGACGGATCGGACTAGCCGTTCTGGTAATATTAATATTATTATCAACTTCTTGATTTGAGGTTGCTCTCATAATTCCATGAACTATACCATTTGATTTAGAACATTTACTTGCTCCTGAGAATTCAGAATATATTGTTATTGCCAATAATATAAAATTAAAAACATAAGATATAATATTTTCATATTCCATTGGACATTCACAATCTAATTGTTCTGTAGAGTTATACATAAATCTTTTTTAGAAAAAAAGGA